AGGCTTGCCTGCTGTAACTTCATAACAGTGGTAGGTTGCTCAGAATGCTGTGGTGTCATACCCCTGGCATATCCAAAAAGAGACAGGGCATTTTCCATATCATGCTCTCGCATTGCCTCTTCCTGGTAACTCGACTGCGTAACATCCTGCATATCAAGCTGTTCAACGTCCGCAAGGTTTTCCAGGGGCCATATTGCGCCTGAGTAATATTTAAGTAAATCCCAATTAATATCCGCACCGCTTCGGGCTTTAAGGATCTTATTGATAACAAGATCAATATTATCCCTTCGAGCAGATCGTATCAGGTTCTTATCTTCCTGTAATGCCTCTAAGACTTCAGGAATACCCATTGCGAACCATTCAAGGGGGATATTCATATACTTATACATCACAATAGGTTGATCATAAGGGAATGGTTTAGGGCTTGGCTTGGCAATCACAAGTTCATCTGAGTCTTTTTCATACGTGAATACGTTACTCTGACGCAATATCCTTTTGCGATCACCAATCGTAATAATATGACCACCGGAGAAATAATGAATCACTTCAACATTATTAGACTCTTGCACATAGTTGGTCATACCCACTTCTTGAAGTAATTGCTGGTGCCAGTTCTTTTCATCGTCACTTCCGGTTGATTCCGCGCTTTTCAGCCAATTAACATTTTTATAAGTACCCTTGCTTTGAAGGTCAAAGAGTTCTCCAAGGCTGACAAACTCCCTCACAAATATACCTTTAGCCTTTGTTGCCCTTCTTGCCCCAGCAATTGGTAAAACATCCCAATAATCAACTGTCTTTAAAAGTGGCCTTAGATATTCACCATTAACAAACTTTGGGTAAACCCCCATATAGGCATTACCAAAAATATGCCCCCCTTTAAAGAAATCTACCATCTCTTCAAAAAACTCAGTGTCCTCATGCGCTATCTGATAATCAAGGCATCGCTCCATCTGCTTGCCTATTCTAAGAGGATCAATTCCTTCCTGTCGCATCATGATCATAGAAGTTTCTCTCGGGATAATGCTATAGAAAGGGCTCGTGGCAAACAATGTCTGGATCATCAAGGCAGTGGTATCTTCCACAAATGCCAAAATATCCCTTGACCGCACCCTATTCACATAAGGCCAATCATCATCCTTTACCGCACTTCCAAATCTGTAAAGCTTATAATGACGCTTTGCCCTGTCAAAATAAGGTCTACAGAACTCTTCTGAGGTTCCAAGTTTCTCAAGTAACCACCTGAGCTTTTGCATTTCTTCTTGTGTTGGTTCTGGCATTTTTAGAACATCCTTCGTGATTTCGTGGCGTCTTCTTTACGTTTTTCAAGAATACTTACAAGCTTCTTTTCCTCTCGTTCACTGGTATATTTCGGTTGCTCTATTGCTATGTAGCGAATAATGTCACTAAAATCCTTAAACTCCTCATTCGGCTTATCATGCCCTTCCTTGTACTGGTAATTGAAAATATGGTGAATTGGGCCACCTGTTCCCCGACATCCGTTACGAGCAAACATGATGCCCGGTTTTGCAGTCCCAAGCAGTACAGAATGATGCAGTTTAAAATATTCACGAGTAATTTTATGCCCAAGCGCGACATCCCCGGGTTTTGACTGAGAGAGCTTAATATATCCCAGACCCCGCATACGTAATTCATCTTCCCAACATTTGCCCTCCATTTCCGTCCGGGCTCCATATTTGGCATCCATAATAATGAATTTAGGTTTCTCATACCCGTGTTCTGCCCTTTTCATCTTAACCTTACGGACAATTGTATCCATATCGTCATCTTTAAAAAGCAGATAATCATAAACATAGATTCGATGGCGAACTTTCTTTTCAATTTCTATCTCTTCCGGGCTAATCATAGCAAACAAATAACAGGTCGGTTTAGCATCATGAGGATCAATCCCCTCAATCTTTGTCCAGGCTTTTGGGGGAGGGAAATCCTCATATGTATGAACGTCCCGATCTAAACCCTTATAAATAAGCCCTGATAAGTGCTTCCATAACCCCTTTTCCCTGGCTTCCCTTTCTTCCGGATCAAGGGTTTTAAGGTATTCATCAATCCCGGACTTGGTTATAAATCCCATCGACCTATCACAATTAGGACAACGCTTGATAGGCCTTATAAGCCTTTGAGTTTCTTTATCAACCTCCCTGTTTTCAGGTATATCTAATCGGCACTTAAAGCACCAATCAATGCAATTCTCCCATATCTCCCCACGGATAACTGCAATTTCATTGTCATCCCCCCCCAAATTATAAGCCTTCAGGCTATATTCATCATAAATATAAGCCTCTTTCAGCGGGGTCATGGTAAACCATGAAGGGGCATTTGTTACAACCTTGCCACGCTCCGCGGCCTGTAAAATCCTTTTAGGGGGAGGTTCATCCCAATGATACCAACCGGCATCAATTCCCTCATACGTATCAGCGTCCTGGTCGTAACTTCTTAAATGTATTACAGACCCGCATTTATTGCCTTCCGGGTCTGTCTGAAAATCGATCCTGTGTATTTGACCGCTCGGGTTCTTTTTCGTGGTATATACGCACGTTTTAGGAATAAGTTCCTTGAACGTCGGCCAAATCTTCTCAGGAACGCTGTGCATCATGGTCTCACAACCCAGGACGCCCATATTAGGGACTCTTATATCTATCTTATATTCCGGGTCGTGTTCTTCTAACCAATATCTTTTTCCGAAGCTGTGAGCCAGGTCCTCAGCAATTCCAATAAATGTCTTACCCGTTTTATTCCCTGTTTCGTCTAATCGCCTTCTGGGAGTAAGACCATCTTTATTCTTGCATCGTATGAAACGCTCTTGCATTTCATTCATTTCAAGGAAGAATAAAGGGAAATCCTCAGTTAGCCGCTGCTCTATCTGCTTCTGGGATAGATTTTCGTTCATTTACATTAGTTCTCTATGTACCCATACTTGATTAAGGATTTCTGGGTCTTCATAATCCAGTTCAGGATCACACCAACAATGATGAGTATTTATATGTTTTGGCGAATATTCTTCTGGTTTTTTAATTTCATTATAACTTGCATTAAAACTCTCCCCTGGTTGAAACAGAAGATTATCAAACTCGTCATAGATATCCCCAACAGCAACAACGCCAAAATACTTATCCTTTTCACATGAAGGTTCAGGCGCTATTCCCCACACAATTAAAGATCCGGCAATTCTACCATCAATATCTAAAACTGCCTTATCTCCGATGTTCCACTTGGGCAATATAATTTCAGATTGTTTCTGGGATAGATTTTCGCTCACGCTTACTCTTTAATTCCTTTATAGCCGTAATTAACACACTTACATTCTGAGTGCTCTCACCGCGCTCTAAACGCTCTTTATCGTAATAAATAGCCGCCCCGACATCCAAAACCTTCAATACAGCCAGTTTTTCAGTTAATTTGGCATTATCAATGTCCGATTCTGTCATGGTGGATAGAACGTAATCCGCAAGCTTCTGGTAACTTAGCTGCTTACCGGCAAAAAGATCAGCCCGGTTTATCTTGTAAAAGTCAATAGCCCCCTTGAATTTATCTATTTTACCCTTAACACTTGCAAGTTCCTTGTCTGACAGACTTATAATCTTACCGCCCTGATTACCAGATAACCTGACAGCCCTCCACTCTTCTATTTTCTTGATATTATACTCAAATTGGATCCGGGGTTTTGTAGACTTTTCCCTCGGCATACCCTTTTTTATCCAACCCCTTAAAGTTACAGGATGAACTTTACATAATTTAGCAACATCCTTTAAGGTATAGACAATTACATCAGACATACAACCCTACAACAACTTCTTTAAATTTTTACATCCTCGTCTATAAAATATTTCTTTCTCTACTATTTGCCTTATCCTTACAGGCGTTAAATTATACTGATTACCAATGCTTTTCAGTGTCCGATCTGAATTTATTCTTATAATGTTCCTTGTTAATATCCAATTACATCACTCACTGTCTTCCTTTTTAGTAAATTGCCATTTTGGTGGCTTTCCGTGTTCTTTATGGACAATCACTTCATACTCACATACTAAATATCCTTCTTTAACTTCATCAAACAATTCAGAAATAGCATAATATTCTATTACATTAGAAACAAAAAAGTGCTCTGCACGAACGATAATGCATTCCCCCATAATACGCTTTACCAAATCAGGACATTCATCTATCATTCTACTTGATATTTGAAATTTTCCGTATCGCATAGTATCACTCACCCTAAATACCCATTATCCACCAAAACCTGATAAATCCCCTCAGATATACCCTCAATAGCAGATTCATTATCGCTAAATATCTTATGACCCGAAACATGGTCTATCCTATGTAATACCTCGTGAATAAAATCGACCATAATTCCGCTTTCAGGTCTCTCAACATGACTTATATCAAGAGTATCTACCCTTATTTCATTCATGTTATGATCGCATTGAGCAGCAAGATCAGCCCTCTCCTTAAAACCATAAGGACAAACTACCTTTACAATATGGCCGCCTATCTTAATGCTTTTAGGTATCTTCTTTATTTTTACCCTCCCATTCTTTCGGCTTACTTAAATCATTAAGTACATGAATAATACCAATCCAAAGAAGGCCAACAGATAGTATTCCAAAAATTGTTGCTATTACAATTTCCATTCCTTATATCACCCTCTTAGCCCGAGAACACCAATCCGTAGCCTTCCTTTGTGGTAATATAGGGCTCTCATGACACACCCCATCAACCAGCATGTTTTCCTCCTGGATAGCCAATCTCTCCCAATATATGCAATCCCCACATAAAACCTGCTCCAATTCCTTCTGCTTCTCTTGCTTCTTCCTCTTAATAGCCATTATCTTGTCCCCTGTATCTTTTTTACCCCCGATTTCCATTCTTTACCAAACTTTTTCTTATAATCTTTTTTTTCTTGTTCAAATTCTTCTATTAACACTTTCTGTAGCCTTTCTGTTTCTTTTATAGAAGCAGGACTACCATGAATATCTTGTGGTCTTACCCTTTTAATTTTTGGCGTTGGACCATACTTACTTACATTTTTTTGCTTTTTTAATTCGTCTGGCTTAACCCTTGTTATCTTTGGCATACAAACCCCCTTAAAATCAGCCCGTACCCAGCAGCTAAAGGAGGAAAATACCACCGGGTAGGGCTTATCAACTTGATTTTTAAATTTTCAGTTCCAAAGGGGGATATAACGCTATATCG